TCATCATTGCTTCTGAAGTCAATCTTTGCACTAGCTAGTATTCTTAAATCACCAGTACCAATTTCTTTTATAAAACTATTATCACCATCATGGAAAATTTGCAGGTCGTTAGATGAACCGAATATGGCTTTGTCAGCATCGCCAAAAACTATATCAGTACCGCCTGTAGTATTACCATTTAAAAGTATTTCAGCTAATGTATCTACACTACCTATTTGGCTATCTACATAGGCTTTAATTGATTCAGAAGTAGCAACTGTTATTGCTGATGCTGTACCAAATGTATCATCATCTAAAATTGCTGAACCTGTAATACTTGTATTAATAACTGCACTTGCAAAAGTAGGTGTAGAAGTTCCTGCATCTAAGTAAGATTCAACTCTAGCGTTTGTAAAATATAGATTGCTAGAACCTTCGCTTACTGAATCAGTACCAAAAGATATATTTGCAGTACCATCAAAAGATGCACCATTAATTGTTCTTGCTGTTGCAAGTGCTGTAGCTGTAGCAGCATTACCTGTTAAGTTACCAGCAAATGTATTATCTGCTGTAATACTTAGACCAGTTGTAACCCAAGCATCATTAGCTGCATTTCTTATTTTTAAAACATTACTTGAAGTATCTACCCATAATTGATGTGCAAAGGTGGTAGAAGGTGCTGATGCACCGCTATTGACTGTTACTATAGCAGATAAAGCATTGTTTAAATCTGCTCTAAAATCTGCCCCTGATTGGTTTGCTAAGTTGTAATCGTGTTGTGCCATATTAAATCTCTGTGTCTTATTAGTTTACTATTACCATGTGCTTATCGCTACCCTCTTCCATGTGTTTGTTGCAACACATACATAGATGTAGTTTGCATCGTATACTATTGTTCCTGTTGTACCTGTTGCAGTAGCTGAAGATGGTGTTCTATTTCTAATTCTTATACTACTTGTAGTGGCATTAATTATTCCTTGCACACTTAAGTCATTATAAATTGTAGCATCGCCATCTATAACAACATCTACCAAATCACTATTACCAGTTACAGTTAAATTACCAGCAATATCAGTCTTTGGTAAATCAACGGATGGAGTGCCAACGCCATTGGCAGATGTGAATGTAAAGGTTGCTATTGTTCCTGATGCTGTAGAGCCATCATAACCCTTGCCTTTGATATAAAATTTTGATTCAGCACTTCCAGTTGTTACATAGCCATTAGTCCAATCAGATTCTAGTGTTATGAAGTCTGCAAAATAATCTCCGCCAACATCATCTCCAAAAGTTAGCTTTACACTTCCTAGTTCAGAGCTTTCGTCTTTAAATGTTATAAGTTTATCTGCTGAACCTTCAATATATAAATTAACATCATCATCTCCACCAGTACCTAATGACCAGTGATTAGTACCATTTGAGTTCCAAATAAATCTATCCTCTAAATCTAATCTAGTATTTATTTGAAAAAAGTTTGATGTACCGCCACCTGATATAGTTCCATAGTCAATAACATTAGAAAGAGTTTCACTACCTATTTCTACTTCACTGGTCTTAACTGGGTCATCTGCAATGGTGAATGTTTTAGTAGATGCGTTAGATTCAATTCCAACGCCATTGAAAGCTGTGACACTAGCTTCATAGTTAGAGCCTTTGGGCAAGAAAGCCAAATCAACTGAAGGTGTATCTACTATTTTACTAAAAACATTGTTAGCTGAACTATCAACTACATCTACTCTATATTGTCTTACTGGAAAATCAGTTGGCTCAGTCCAAGTTAAAGTAGGTCTATTAATTGCTGAAGCATCAGTATCTGTAAATACAATGCTGTTTGCCTGTGGTGGTTTTAAAGCACCTATGGTTGGTATCTTGGCTAATATCTCAACTGATTCTTGAGCTGGTACTTCCCATGTATAGACATCAAAATATTCAATCAAGCTAACAGATACAAGTCCATTTGCTTGTAATTCTAATGCTTCTACTCTGCATACCTTGCCTGAGAAACCAAGTCCTGCATAGGTAAGGTCAACAATATCTCCTACATTCAATTTATACATCTCAGGAGTTCCTAAGAACTGCATAGTGGTCTGATTTCTACTTCTAGTTAAAATAGCCTTACCCATGTTATAAGCAATATATGGGTCTGTTACATAAGGGAACTCGGCTTTTATTTCTAATACTTCACCATCATCTGAATAGTATTCAGGTGTAGCATCATGTAAAACTGTAGCTGTATCTAGTTCGTATTTCTTATTTGCATTAAAAAACTCTACAACAACTTTGTTTGCTTTCTTATCTTTATTACCATAATCAACTGATATACCAGCATTAGCAATAATGTGGTCATCAGTAATACTAAATGTAGAAGAGCCTGTATCTTCTATTTGTAATTCATATTTACCATTAACGTAATTAAGAATACCTCGCATATTCGCAAGTAATTCTTTAGCGTTATCCATGACATTTTTATTAGTGTCAATATAGCCATTGCAATGAAATCTTTTAACTTTAGCTTTAAAACTACCAGCTTCATTTGTGTAGGTGCTTGATAGAGTATCATCTATATATAATCTATTCTCTTGAGTAGCATCATAAAATTCATAACGTGTATTGCCTTTAATATCTACACCATCAAAAATTAAAGTATCACTAGCATCTCTAATATCTATAACCTCATCTACTTTGTTTTGCCACCAATCAGAATTGTCGTTTATAACAATAAAATCATCGCCTGAATCACCACTCCAAGTAGCATCTTGATAATCATCATTATAGTAAGGTTGTTCTACTTTGACGTCACATATATCAGCAGCAGTACCAATAGTAGTCATATTGATTTGTGATTCTGCTAAACCTTTACCATAAGAATCATCAATAATGTAATCAAGAAAACAAAGAGCTGGATTGCTTGACCATTGATAGGTAGAAGCATCGCCAAAAGTCTGACCTGTATCTCTTGGGTCGTAAACTTTCTTACCTTTAACTTGTACTGTTATTTGTGGTACGCCTTTATACATACCATTTTTATCGTAATCAAAGGCTGCTGCTATGTAACAGATGCCATTTAACTTATGATTTGTAGTCCATTCAGTAGGTATGGATGCTCTTAGCATAGGGTCTGCTGTTTGACTGTCTGCACCATGATGCAAGTTAAATACAAAAGAATATCTTAATGCTGGATTAGTTCCTAAAGTACCTGCGTTTGAGTATTGAACATCACCAACTTGAGATGCAGTATTTAATGGTTGATGATGGCTAAATCCAGTTTGACCATTTCTATCCGAACCCACATAACCACCGCCTTTGTAAATATTTCCATCAAGAATACTATTGCCATCTATTTCTATTGATGATGGAACAATCTCTGAACATTCACCAACTGATATTGCATAAACAACAAACAAGTCCTTTGACCTGTTTTGTGCTGTATCCATGTAAACAACCTGACAACCCACTCTTCTTGTTCCATAGATAACTGGTATCTTGCCACCAGCAGCAGTTTTGTTAGCCATGATGTCTTGACCTTTTGAAAGCATTTGCCTTGCTTGTAAGAATCCTTTAACACCTACAGCAGTGGTAACAGCCATGAAGACCATGTTTATTTTTTCTAAGGTCTTAGCATTATTCCAAGCCGAAACTACTGCACCACCAACCTCTCTAAAAAAACTAAAAATAGCGTTTAACATTTATGAACCCCACCTTACATCTGATTTTACCTGTGTGGCAAATTCCAAACCTCTATCACCTGAATATTCTGCTTGTTGAGATTCATCTGAATAATGTCTACCTTTTGTTAAATTCCAATTTGCCCAATGTGAAGCAACGGTCATAGAAATAATTGAATTATCTATACTTTCTGAAATAGATATGCTTCTAATTTGACCTGTAAAATAATTTATAGCACCTACTAAAGTTTCATTCTCATCAAAGTAGGCTAAGTTTATTTCTACTGTTTTATCTGTAAATGCACCGCTTTGAACCAAACTTCTTACTTGGTCAGTTACATTTGAAAAACCAAGATTAATTTCATCTATCTGTAATTGTCCCGTTTCTGTAACTGAGTCTACTGTCAGAAAAGAGCCACCAGCTTCATAAGAATTAGAATCATAAGTAACGTCTCTATAAAAGTCAGTTAGTCTTATAACAGTAGATAGATTTAGTTCTACAAGAAATGCTGTTTTAGTTTGTTGAGCAGATACTTGAGTTTGTAAAGC